CGGGGTTGGCATTAAGCAGGATGCTGTAGAGCATCACATGAAGATGTAAGGACCGGGCAGGATTAAAAGTGCGCTCCGGGTAATGTTCTACATCCATGATGGACTCATAGAGGTACATAGGGCCCCACCAGCTCTCAAAGTTGAACTGCAGGACCTGACCATTAATTGTTATCTCCATATTCTGTACGCTTTAATGTTGTAAAAAGAGACGGACAGCCCACGCTGGCAGGCTGTCCGTAGATTCTGCTATCAGTTGCCTGAACCGCTGCTCTGGAACTTGAGCGGGCCCACACCCTGCAGACTGATGCTGATAGAGCCATCAGAGCCCTTGGCATACTCGCGGCGGATGTTGGTGATGAGAGCCTGACCGTACTCATAATGAGCGGCACGCTGCCAACCGGCATCAGGTACACCGTCATTATTGAGGTTAGAGGGCACACCTACACTCACCTCAACGGGCTGGCCTGCATCGGCTAACCTCTTGAGGGCCTCATATGCCAGGTCATTGCCTGCGGTTTCGCTGGCGCTGGCTACTGACTGATTTTCCATGGTCCAGCTGGCACCTACAATGGAACCTCCGGCAAAGAGACCGTCATCCTTAGTGTTGCTGTCGCCAACCTGATAATCGGAATTAATACTGCAGCTCTTGCTGAGAGCTATGACCTTGCCATTGATCCATAGCATAAGGTCCTTACCTGGTAAAGCTGGTCTTTTCATTTGTCAATCGTATTGAAAGTTAATGATATACTTATTACATACTTCTGCAGGTCATCCGCATAATCCTCTGAGTAACCGGACAGCATGCAGTCATCTACCTCAAAATCGGGGTACTGCGCTGCATGGCCCTCTAGCAGATAGCGGATATGCTGCATGAGTGTGATGGCTAGGTCATAGGTGGGGTGCAGCAGTATAAGCTGGACGGTTACTGACTCGCTGGCCGCTCCATCCTTGGTATAGTCCACATTAATGCCGGAATTGGTATATACCAGCAGCGGGTATCGCGGAGCACCTACAATTGCGCCCACAGGATAGATCCTGTCGCGGAGCTCACGTTTTACCGTGCTATCCGCGCCCAGGACTGCCTGTATATGTTTGCCTATCAATATACTCATCTCACTTATCGGGCCAAAATGGGTTAAAGGTTACCGCCCAGCAAAGACAAGCTCACCCTGACCCGTGCGGCGGCCATAGTTATTGACCGCCAGGACTATCTGCTCACCACTGATGTAGGCAGGCCCACCTCCACCGCCGCCCATATTACCGGTATGGATGGAATCATAGAGGCGTTTTTGGTCTGCCTCATTAATAACCATCTCACCTGAGCTTACGCGGGCCGTGATGCCGTCATTCCAATTGTGACCGGGAATGATACCACCCTCGGCATAATTACTCATGGAGCGGACCTGTGATATCATGGTTGCAAAGACTGAGAGCATGGTTGTGACGGCTGCTATCTTACCCCATATGGTTGGAGTCTCAGCGGCAGCGGTTGATGTGGCCGCTATCTGGGCGGCGGCTGCAAGCTGCATATAAGCCTGTGCGGCAGCGCCCACACTTGAAACCAGGTTGCCCACACCCTGCCAATTCCTGTTATCACTCATAGTTGACATGGCACGGCCCAATGACTCCAGAGCACGGCCACTATCTCCAATACCCTGGAGTGAGTCACGCATGGTGGTAAAGTTGTCAGCCACGTTATCTGATGTCTCGCCCACACTCTGCATCTGCCCGGTAAATTGCTCAGCCAGCTGCAGACGGGCCACATAACCCTGCATTGCAATATCGTAGAGATCCTGCTGCTTGACACGCTCAATTATCTCCAGGGCGGTGGCCAGCTGCTGCTCATCCTCAATGGTGGCGGTCAGGCGCTCAACCTGCATCTGGTACTCAGTCTCACGGATCTGCTGCTGCAGGTCTATGTAGTCATCACTGTATTTCTGCGTCAGTTTGAGGCGCTCCTGCAGTATCAGGCGGTCATACTCAAGCGGGCTCATGTAGTTATTTTTGGATGCTGTATTGGAACCAGCAGCAGCGGGGGCGCCAGCGGCAGCCGGTTGGATGTTCTGAGCCTGCTGTACCGCGCTATTGACACGGCGCATGGAGCGCTCGGCATTGTCGGCCTGCTGCACCAGCTGGATGAGGTTCTGCAGCCACTCATCTGAGCCACGCACAAGAATCTGATTGTACAGGACCGCATCCTGATACTCACGGGCTATATCACGTAAATCCATAGCGCGGAGGTCCAAATCCTCCTGCGGAGTTACATCTACTTTCTGCCATGCTACAGTGGCACCAAATGAGTCTTTAACCGCTTGCCGCTCATATCTACGGGATTCCTTGTTAAACTGTTCCTCATACTTCTTGACCTCAGACAGATACTCCTGATATCGGGCCTGTAGGCGCTGTTTTTCCTGTTCGCTCATGTCGGTACTGAGCAGGTCAAGCCCCAGCACTTTCTCCAGATCCTGACGGCCCACATCCGTCCACTCCAGGTTAGTGGCCTTGGTCATCTCGCGGGCCATTGCCTCTATAGCACGCTGCTCATATGACTTAGCATAACCCTGCAGCTCCTCCTGGATATCTTTCATCTGAGCGGCGGCCTGCTGACGCTGCTCCATAGGCAGGCTCTTGTCATTGACTACGGCCTGCAGATCCGTGAGGTCTGCCATGCGGGCCGTATGGAAATAGCCCCATGACATGCTTGCATTACCCAGACGGTCAAGTGCCATGTATGCCTCCTTAGACTTGGCAATCAAGTTGTCAAGACCCATGTTGAACTGTGAGAAATCACCCGTTGAGAGGCTGCTAAAAAATGTATTGACGGTATCTTTTGCGGCTGTCAGGGTGGCGTTGAATTGGTCTGCAGTGGTCTGGCTGCCGTTGATAGTGGCGGTGATAGCCTCCTGAGCACCCTTGACCAGAGCGGCCACGCTCAGAAACTTGGTCATAGTGCTGGTCACCACATTCATGGCGGCACTGACACTGAGATTCTGTTTGCCGAACTTATCCAGTGACCTGGATGCCTGCTCCATTGCTGACTGATAGCTCCTGCTATCACCCGCCAGCTTAACTATATAATCCCTACTAGGCATCAGCAGCGGCCTGCATCTCTGTGCGGGCGGTGGTCATAAAATCCTTGGCTATAATCATGCCGCGGTTACCGCTGCCGCCCCTGTAGCTGTACTTGGTTCCCGCTGTACGCTGTTTTGTACCTGCCTGTTGCCAGCGCAGCACATATGAGCGTGACGCACCCCAATAGGATGCTATCAGCTTGGAGCGCTCAGAGCGGTAGCGGTTGCCTTGCCGGTTATACTTCTCTGTGTTAATCTCAACACCGCCGCGGCGGGTGGTGAGTATGTTGATATTTCCTCCCTGAATGGTCTTATACAGAACCATACGCACGCCCTTATTTGCCTGCATCTGGTCTCCATTTAGGGCAGCCTTGGCAGCATTCTGCGTAGCCTTACGCACGCGGCGCAGCTCATTGGCCATGATTTTCTTGTCAGTAGCCTTGCGGTCAATCTCCTTGATTGACATATGCTCAAGCTGCTGCTGCATACGGCGGATCACTTTTTCCGTAGCGGCTACTGATTCCAGGGCTGATGTACGCATATCAATATAGTCCGTAGTAATCTACCAGGATGCGCTCCAGCTCCTTGGTGTAACCCTCAGGACTGTTGCATATCCACGTCTTAACTTTCATCTGTTCGGCCACCTCGCGCCACTGATCCGGGGCGCAGAGCTGAAACTTCACCTCACCGCATTGGATAGCGGGCTCACCCGCATGATAGGTGTTGTAGTAGAGATTCTCAATGACATAGCTCTCATGCTCCATGTCATAACGGGCCCACAACTCCTCAAGGCGGTCCCATAAGAACCAGCAGGGTACATGGGTGGTATAGTTGATGTGGGGCAGGCCCTCGCGGTCAAGCAGCTGGCGGGTGCGGTATTGGTCATAACGCCAGCCACCGCAGGCGGGGTTGACATTCATATCCGTATCACGGTACTTGAGGGCCTTGACATCATCAAGGGTTATGTCACGGACCAGGTAATTGTCATCGGCTGCAAAGATGATGCCGTCAGTATCCGGGAATCGGGCGTGACAGGCTTTCATGCAGCTCACATAGTCCAGGTGCTGTGTGTACATGAACGGTATCTCATCCACGCGCGGGGACTCAATACACACTACATCAGAGCCCTTGATACGGGGCAGCTGCTCACCTACCACGGCAATGACATAATCATCACACATGAAATGCCTGCGCCAGCCTGCGATTGCCAGCTCAAGCTCACGACCCTGTGCACCATAGGGGCTATATGGAATCCAGATAACTATCATCAGAATCTCTCTTTAATCAAAAGGGGCGCAGGGATAACCCCACGCCCCTCCAACACTTCTATTATGTGTACATGGAGTAAGTATTATCAGTTGCCGGAGCCTGAACCGCTGCCGCTGCCGCCAGCGCACTCACCGATAGTGAATGCCTCAGGACGCAGGGTGGTCATTGACCAGTCAGCGTTGATGGTTACGATGACGCAATCCTCGGCGGCACCTGAATACGGGTCAACGATCATGCGGACATCACCGAACTGACCCAGGGCCTCATAACGCCAGTAGCCAAAGCCCACATAGTTTTTGTTGGTGCCCTCATTGATGTAGTTGGTCTCATATACGGGGATGCCGTCAATCATGCCATCCTCCAGGACCATACGGCCACCGCCTGCACCCTTAGGTGTGCAACGGAGCTCACCAGCTGTGGCGGCATCCATTACATAGGCACCGTTGAGGTTCTGAACACCCTTGCACAGAGCAACGGTACGGAGCAGCATCAGCTCCTTATAGGTGGGGCACTCACCGGCAAAGAGGATATGTTTGGCAGCTTTCTTCTGTGCCTGTGTCCTGATATTGGCTGCGGGTACGCCTGCAGCACCGGCCAGGGCCTTGAAAGGACCTATCAGCGCGTCAGAGATATTCTGACGGGTGGCAAACATACGCTGGTTAAGCAGACGGCGGATGCCCTCTGATACCTGCTCAACGATAGCGGCGTAGGCCTTGCCTGCGCTCTGGTTGATGAGCTGGTTGGAGATCTTCACGCGGATAGCCACGCGCTTGGGATTAGGCTGCAACTTCTCAAAGCTGATCTCTGAGTCTGCAACGGTCTCACCCTCACCGGCTACCTGAGCGGTAACGGCACCAATACCAGGGATCATGTATGAGCCCACCAGACCGGTCTGCAGTTTCAGACCTACAAGGTCAAGGATCAGACCCTGCTCCAGCGGAGCCATAAAGTCCTCAATGGTAACGGGGATAGTACCGTCAGCGTTCTGAGTCTGTGTGGTCACAGCCTCACGATTCAGGACCTTGAACTCACGCTGCTTGCCACCGGCACAAGCCTCGCGGAGCCATGCGTCAAACTGAGCAGCCTGGCTGCGCTGTGCCTGAGGTTTCTTGCCACCTGCCTCTGCATTGATACGCAGATCAATGACATTGAGCTCTCTCTTGAGACCCTCAACCTCAGCCTTTTCCTCCGGTGTCATCTCTCTCTTTTCTGCCTCCATTGCGTCAGCTATGGAGCGCATGCGCTCTGTAATCTCAAAGCGTCTCTTAAGCATTTCTTTCATTTTGAAAAAATAATTAGAATGTACTACTATTAGCAATGGAGCGCAGATTATCAATCTCGCTCTTTCTCTCTCTCAACTTCTCAGCTATCTGCTCAGGTGTCTCACGCTCATCCTTGTTACGGTTGGGCAGCTTGATACCGGCAGCCTCCACCTCACGGGCGGTCACTGTAGTCTCCACATAGGCGGGATCAGCGGCAATGGTCATCTCATACACCTTGTCAATGCGGTCAACATGACGCAGCAGGACATCATCATCCAGCAGCTCATAGCGGACCGATGAGCGCTCATCACTCCAGAATGTGAATGACGAACCGGACAGATCACCACGGCGCACCAGCTCCAGGGCGTTGTCACCGTCACAGGTGCGCGGTGCCTCAAATTCATACTTCACGCCTACCTCATCAACGGACAGCTTGAGCGTGCCCTGACCCTTATTGGAGCGTGCAAGCAGGATCTCACGATCATGGAACATGGTCATTTTGATATCCATCTCACGCAGGCGTGCCTCATCAATGGCACCGGGCTCAATGACCTCATAATAGCGGTCATACCAGTCTGCAAGGAGTACGGAACGCACACCGAATACGATGGCATAACCCTCTATGGTGCGGCTCTCACCACCGTCAGCAGCCTCACGCAGATGCGGCTGGCACCGACCCTCCAGGAATATCCTGACCTCTCTTGAATTTTCTTTCATAGCTCAATCTCTTTTATTTAGCCCCAAAATGGGTTAAAGGTTACCTTTTGCGTTATTCTCCGCTACCTGAACCGCTGCCGCTGCCCTCATTCTCCGGGCTGTCACCCTCATCTATGCGGCTGGCCTTGATGGTGATGGAACCCTCAAAGGTGTCACGGTTGAATGAGTCTATCTGATAAATCTTACCATCCCACGCTATACGGCAGTGGTCAGTCAGATCCGGATGCAGACGGGTGGTGATGACAATAGAGCTGGGCAGCCACATCTCACCATGCTCCAGCACGCGCTTGCCCTTATCATACCGCACATCAGCATAGATGGTGCGCGTCAGGTCATAGCGGGTATGCTGTGCGCCAAACCTGTCCCGGCTCACTGTTGGAGTCAGGATTCCAATGCGGTATTTGAGATTACTTGCTGTCAGCATGGGTCAGGCGTACATAGGGCTTTATCATTGCCTCCAGGGTGTAGGGTATAGCGGCAGGGGTCACACCTGTGGCCACCGGCTCACGGTTACGGTAGAGGTTAGCGGCTATCATAAGGATGGCCACCTTGAGCATGGGCGGGAAATACTCAACACCCGGATCAGATGCGGGGACTGCGCCCTGACTCTCCTCATAACCTATGGTGTTGAGTTCTGACAGGGTGCGGCGGGTATCACCTATGACATAACGCTCCGCAGCCTTGCCATAGCCCAGGATGAGAGCATCTTCATATGACTCCTCCACCCTCATCTGCTGCTTGAGCTCATCAAGGGTCACTACCTGCAGCCCTGTATCGTTATTCTGTTGATTGCGTGCCATATCATCAGGTGTTAGGGGTTGATGTCTTACCGGACAATTTCTCAGAGCCCAGCGGTGCAAGGTTCACACTCAGGAACACATCATCACCATCCGTTACGGGCGGTGTATCAAACTCACGGCGCAGGTCATTCACGCTCACCATACCGGTCTCAATGCGTGACTTATTCCACTCCGCCTGACTCTTACGATCCAGGGCAAAGAGGTTGCCTATGTCAAAGGTGAACTTATAATTCTGGTAGCGGTCCTCACCCAGCAGCTTACTGCGGAACTCCTCCTCAATGTCACTGATGATAGGCTGCAGGGCCTCGCTGTAAAATGCAAGGTTGGCAGCCTCGGCAGTGCCATATACGGTATTACTGTCATCCATCAGCTTGGCTGCCGGGATGTTAAAGAATCGGGCTATCTCGCGGACCGTGAATTTGCGTGAATCCAGGAACTGCATATCAGTTGATGACATGGAGAACGGGGTTACCTTGACATCACCCGGCAGGCCCATGATATCCTGACCGCTCTGCAGGGTCTCTGTCAGTTCCTTAGCCTTACCCTCCAGCTGGCCATCCTGATACTTGCCAAACCCCATCACTGATGTTATGTTGCTCAGTATGGCCTTGAATCGGCCACCGGTGGCAAAGCGGCGCAGGGTCTCATCATCACCGGTGGCGGCTATACCCAGCACGTTAGCGGCGTAGAAGACGGTAGATACACCCTCATAGCCGTTAAGATTCATGTTGCGGATATGGATAATCTGATCCGCCGTGAACTCTCCCTGCAGGCCATTATAGATATCATTGATGATATATGTGTTACTGTAAGCCTGATAACACGCAGTACCGGCAGTGCACAGAATAAACTCCACAGGCTCACCGTATATGTTGAGTCTGGGATAGATGTAGGCGTTACCTTGCAGCAGAACCTGGCTGACTGTCTGTTTCCAGAATTGGAAAGCACTGAGGCGGCTGTTAGGCCTTACTGACAGCAGGTAGTTGATGCGGGAGCCCACGGCAGACTCATAGTCTGTGCGGAAATACTTGAGCGCTGCGTTGTAGCGCTTATAGTGCATAGGCATCACGCCTATGGCATTGCTGATGAGGTTGACCGCACGATATACGGCAGCTATCTTGAGCGCGGTCTGAGGTGTGCCTGCATAGCTCACCTGCCGTCTGTAATCCGCACCCGTACCGCCGGACTTGCTGGATGTCTGGGCGGTGGTAGCCTCGCGCTTGAATATGTGAAATTTCATGCCGCTTTTTATAATACCCTCAAAAAGCGGCTAAAGGTTACCGTCAGAACTGACGCTCTATATTATTGAATAGCCAGATATCCATGAGAGTGACAATACAGCCGTCTATTTTGAGGTTCTTCTTGCGCTTGAGCGGCTTGCGGTTGCCGGTCCTCTTATCCTCATCCAGATAGGCGTTGGCAAAGCAATAGGGGATTATAGGGTTATCACTGAACTCTATAGCCGGAGGGTTGCTATGCATGACTATCTCCAGACTCTCAACGGGGCTGGTAAATGCGCCATATGTCTGCGGTACAGCACGCAGCACGTTATCCGGCACACCTCCCTGTGCGGATATGGCCGATGCAAGCGCGTTGATCACCTGCTGTGACTTGTATGAGTCATAACCTATCTGCAGAATGCGTAGATACTCATTAGTAGCCAGCACATCCTCTACAATCATGTCCTCTGATATCACCTCACCGGGGCATACCTTGAGCCACCCGGCATCCACCCATGTCTGATATAGGCGGCGGTTGGGGTGTGTCTTAAGTGTCTCCTCAGGTATATAGAAATCTATCATCACATGGAACTTGATATCCTCATTGCGGGTATAGCAGGCATAGGCCACCGCGCTGAAATCATCACGCACTGACAAATCTATTGCCACCATAGTAGGGGGCCCACCCGCAAAGTCAGCAGGTGTAAAGTGACGCTGCAGGCGCTGGATCTCAGCAGCCTCTATCCATGCCTGGACGGAATCGGCGGTAAAGACATTGAGCAGCTTGGCCTTAAACTCCAGCATTTTCTCTGCATCATCCTGCGCGTCATCCCATGCGTTGCTGTAGAATGACTCCAGAACCGTGATACCTATATGCGGGTTGACCTTATGCCACAGCGCAGGATCTCCGTACATATCCGGGGTGTCAAATGCATCAGGCATAAATAGGGATGCAAA